AAACAAACAAAAATCTGCCATAGTGTTACACACTATGGGTTGGGTGAATGAGTGCAATAAAACTCTATTCTTCGAAGACCGTCCTGCTCATGGCGGATGTCTTCTTGGATTCAATCCTTTCCATCAATCTCGCAATCCCACCCTTCTTATTCGGATCTGATGACCAGTGTAGCTGATCCACTTCAGTGGCAACAGGACTGGTTAGCATGTGCAGTAGGGCGGCGTAGTTATTCATGATCTGCTCTTGACTAACATTGTAAAATATGGCATTAGCTTCTATAGTGCGATCAAATTCATGCCAGTCTGGGATTTCCACATTGGGATTTATTGACCGAGCGATCTTTCTGGCGTTTGGTGAATTACCCAGCATGAAGCAATAGCTGAGCACCCTCTGTCTAACTTTTTCATCCCGCTCTCCTTTAAGGTGAGTGTAATTACTAACCGAAAAATTCTCACGCATTCGTGGAATGTTGGGGCAAACTGTTATGGAATTATCCAAAGTATGCATCAACATGCCCAAGTAGTCGCCAACTCTGCGGCGTTGCATTACCTTACTCTGTATATTATAAATCTCTTTGGTTTCAGTGCCATGCCTTGTGACATCCACAGGACTCCTACAAAATATTATGTTATCATCGCCCAATATCTCCATCAAAACGATGATGTGTTTATTACGCAAATACAATCGATTATGCACGATTAAGTTAGTAATTGCATTACCTAGAGCTGTTGTTGGTTGCCCGGTCAACCTCATTGCGTCCCACACACCTGACAGACCTCTACCCTTCCATCGCCAATTTGCGTGTATCCAAAAGTACATTTCCAGCGTACCAGGGTCCACACCCAAATCTGCATAAATGGCGCGTTCGGTGTTTAAAATCAACCAGGTGGTAGCTGCGTCTTGCTTGGATAGGTCATCTGTCACCACCCATTCAGCATCACCATAGGTGGATGCATGTGCACCCATTTGTTGTGGAGTCATTCCATCTGAGTACACTACCTTGTTGTCCAAAATGTCTTTAAACCTCTTTTTCACTTCAATGAAAGCTGGTGAAAATATCGCACTAACGCAATAGGCACTGGCTAGAATGGATCGAGACATAACCTCGTCAAACCACCTAGACATCTTATCCATTTTCACCGTCTGCTCAATCTTCCCGTGAACTTTTACATTGTTGATGGGGTCACTCTCAAAACCAAAAGTGGCCAATTCTTTTAGTGAATCAATAACGTTTTTTGGGTTGTTGTGTTTCTTGGCCCAAGCTAAACTAGCGTTTATATCTAGATGGATTGGGTTAGCTTTGTAATGTTGTAGTCTTTTTTCATAATCCTTGCGATAATAATTTTTCTTGAACATGTCATATTCTAATGCTGACGTACTTTCACGCTTCACATATTGCGGTGTGGAACCCTGTCTACCGGTCACACTATTCATCTCTTCTGCAAATTTAGATGTCATTGACGGCCTGGCGACCTTAGGGTATGGTTCCATCTTTACTTTTGTTGACATTTGTAGAGCCACTGGTTCAATTCTAGCTGTAACTCGAAATTTCTTTGTTGTGGGTAGAACTATAGATGGATCTGGTATCTCAGAAAATTGATCCCAGTAATCCATTGTTTTTGCATCTGGTATGCCGTCGCATTTCAGCAAGTCAATTTCATATTCACCGGTTTCTTTCTCATACACCTCAACGACTCTGCTAGTGGCTTCCATTTGCTCTGTAACCGGCATTTGTGCAGTGGCAACTTCGTCGCTCATCGGTGAGAATGCAGTTGTCAACTTTACAATGTTGAATTCACCATCATCTAAGTGTTCCAATTCGTCATTTGTGGCAGCGGTCGTGTTGAATTTGTGCTCAACGCCACCCTTATACTCGATAGTCAAGTCATTCCACTTCTGTGACTCTGTTATGATGGCACCACCTTCTCTAGCGATCATGAACACTTCGGCGTTGGTTCTCCACAACATTACACCACTTCTATATGAATATCCTGCGCGTTCACACTCTATCCATTCC